TTACCAACCAAATAACTCTGACCTAAATCTGTCGTTTCTCTATTAAATTCATCAGTAACTGTTGAAACTATATTTGCAACTGAACTAATTTGTGAACCAGAATCAACTAATACTGAAATTTCAAAACCAATATTGATAACATCGGCTGGTCTAACAACAACATAATCATTTATCATTCTATATCTTGATAAATAATTTGCGATGTTTTCCAGTACTGTTGATGTTACAGTATTTGTTAAATTACCATCAGTATCTGTTGATAGTACCGAAACGTTGATTTTATTTTGTATTTGTGATATACTAGTTTTAGATGGTACGCCAAATTTTGCTGGCATACCTAAAACGATAGCTTTGTAATCTTGTAATGTTACAGCTCTATTTTGTGCTGCAAAATTATATGAGATATAATTTCTTAATTCCTCGATTGATGGTTGATCACCACCACCAATAGCGGGTGTAACGTTTAAAACTGTTAATGAATTTCTAACAATAGAGTTTATTTGTTCATCAGACCCATTAATTTTAAAAGAAACCTGACCAACGGTATCAATAGTGTTGATACCAACGTTAGTGTCAGCACCACCACCAATTCTATATTTAATATACATTGTGGTGTTGGCTATTGGGGCAAAACCTAAACTATTGTTATTTAGGAAACTTTTTAAATCAAAACTACCAGCATCAACAAAATCATCTAAAATATCCAAACCTTGGTTCGTCATTGAACCAAAAGTCAACGTACAAAAACCATTTGGTGTATATTCTCTTATAAATCTTCTATCAGTTTTTATATAATTACCGCGGTAAATACCATTAACTGGAGGTGTTAATCTATCTTCAATAAAAACACTATCTTCAGCTAATGATTGTACCTCATACCATTTATTTATATCTGAATTAAATTCAGATATTGTTGGTGCTGTTTGGAATGTTGTACCATTTTTATGTATAATAGACTCAATTGATAGTACATTATTTTCAGGTAGTGTAATTTGATAAAAAGATCTTGTATTTGTTATTTTTTGTGTGTATATTCTGGTAGCACCAGCTGTAACAATACCTGTTTTAGTTATTCTGTATGATGTTAAAACCCCATTGATAAATATTGGTACCTTTGTTCTATCAACTTTACCAGAAATATTAAAATTAGAAGCAAAATCAATATCATACAATAATTCAAATGAATTTTCACCTGATAAAAATTGTGATCCAGCATATAATATTGGTAAGTATCTAGCATCTTCAGCGTCACCTCTAACGGGTACCTGAACACTAAATTCACAAACGGCAATACTAGATGATCTACTAGGTAATTTTAACCCATATGTTTTAGCAATATTAAATAATGATTGTCTTTCCTGAGCATAATCTAAAACTGTTTCTTGTAATGCTCTGTCTATATGAAAATGTAAATTATCCGCAATCGCGGCATTTAAATCTAAAAAAACAGATAATATTGATGCATCATTGAAATTTTGCACCAATCCTGGATAATATTGTTTTATATAATTAATTTGCTCATTTTTTAATGAAGCAAAATCTCTTTTACTGTAATTAATTTGTTTTGCCATTTTATAATACTAAAGTTACTGTATCTGGTGATTGAAAAGTACGACTAGTTATTACATAATCAATCTTTATTTTTATGGTATGTTGTTGTTTTTGATCATTAATATATTGAATATTATCATAAAACGTTTCAATCGTTATTTTATTTATTTTTAGATTTGGTATATATTTTTCAACCGCATCATTAATTTCATCTTCAATCCTACCAATAACAATATCGTCTAACGGTTCAAATACATATTGATATAAATTAGTTCCAAAATCTGGTAAATAATAACGACTACCCTTTCTAGTTAATAATAAATGTACTAAATTTGATTTAATTTCACGCTCTGGTATTTCAGTTAAACGTAAAAAATCACCACTATCACTATCATCAAATGGGAAATTAATTCCGTATGTATTCTTCCTAATATTCATGGTTTTATTTTATTCATAAATAGTAAGAAATAATATTTTATTGTAAAGAAAAAGCCACCAAAAAGGTGGCTTTTTTTATTAACTTGAACATCCAAAGCATTCAAATTGGGTATTTTCTGGTTTTTTTTGTACCTCATTGGAGCTACCACTTGATAATTTCGAATTGTTTTCTATTTTTGATTTGGTTCTGGTATAATATACACCAGATTTTAAACCACTTTTCCATGCATACATTAACGCACTTGATATTTTAGAATATTTAGCATCGGCATGATAAACATTTAATGATTGTGATTGGTCAACAAACTTATTTCTAATCGCCGATAATTCCAATAATGTTTTTTGCGATATCTCCCAAACATCTTTATATCTTTCTCTAATCTCTTGTGGTATTTCACCTATCATTTGTACACTACCACCATTTGCGATAATTTTATTTTTTATATCATTATTCCATAAACCAATATTATCCAAATCGCTAACCAGGTATTTATTTATCACTAAAAACTCACCTTGACCAACTCTTCTAGTAAATAAATTCGATGTTACAGGTTCAAATGATTCAAATACACCTAATAAAATAGCTGAAGATGCCGTTGGCATTAAACCCAATAATAATGAATTTAATATTGGTATTGGTTCACCTGGAGCTAAAGGACTCCACCCTTCAATATATGTTTCACCATTAGCGTATGGGCTACCCTCCCAAGATGGATATGTTCTATTTTGTTCTTTAGCCATGATCATCGATTCTGTTACCGCTGCTTTATACATCGCCTCAAAAATATCATTATTCCATTTTTTAGCTTCTTCACTTTCAAACGCTATTTTCTTTTTAGCAAAGAAGTCAGCCAAACCAGCAACACCAATTGCTAAAGATCTTTGATCTAAACCAGCTAATTCACTCCAATCATCACTCCATTTATTTTTATCAATAACTGAGTTTAACGCTCTAACCATAACTCTCGTACTTTTTTGAATTGTTTCTAAAGTATCATGTTCAGCTAAATTTATTGAGCCTAATGTACATTGTGATGTATAACCAGGTTTTGAAACATTTGTAATTTCTATACAAAGATTACTTTGTTTAATAACGCCAATATTTCTTTGCATGTTTCTTTTATTAGCATTATCTTTAAAGAAAACATATGGTCTACCACTTTCAACTTGTGCTTTAATGATAGCATCCCAAATTGTTTTTGGGTTAATTGGAGCACCTAAACCCAATTCAACGGCTTTATTATACTCCGAAACAAACTCATCACCCCAAGTCTCATGTAATGGTTTTAAACCAGCTTTTTCAATATCATTTGGACAAAATATATACCAATCTTCATTGTTTATTAATTTCTCCATAAATAAATCATTAATAACAACAGCTAAGAATAGGTCACGAGTTCTTAATTGCTCATCGCCGATAGGTAAAGTTAATTCAAGGAAATCCATAATATCACGGTGCCACAACGATAAGTATAAAGCACAACTACCTGAACGACTACCTTGTTTGTAAAACCTCATTTTACTTTGAACCATGTCAGCTAGTCTAATAACACCACCAGCGTTACCATTGAATGAACCAACCATAGAATGTCTACTTCTTAATGGATCGATTAATAAACCAATACCAGCACCTTCTTTTGATGCGTATGATATTTTTGTTAGTGTATCTTCAATACCATCAATACTATCACTATAGAGTGTTGTTAAGTTACAAGAAATCATACCATTTCTTTTATCAATACCAGCATTAGTATAAATTGGTGTAGCAAAATTCATACGTTTATTGGTTAATTCTTCAATAAACATTTGTTTTTCAACTTCAGAATTAGCTAAATGTTTAGATACTCTTTCGTACATACAAGACGGTAATTCTATTGGTGTGTTACCCTCTTTTTTAGCATATTTTTTTAAAAAAGTTGTTGCAGCGAAAAAATCATATGTTAAATCAACAGGTTGTAATTCTTTACCAATTAATTTAGATTGTCTACTCAATAATAATCTACCACCTAAAGTCGAATAATCAGGGTGATTTATTACTTTATCAGCTGATTTAAAAGCAATCAATTCGTCTAATTCGGTTGTAGTCATACCATCATAAATTAATGGTACAACCTCCGTAAATAAACTATCACAATCAACATTTAAATTTTTAGCACTACTTTTAATTCTACTTAAAATTTTGTTAGGCATAAAAGCCTGAAATTCACCATTTCTTTTTTTAATTCTCATTACTAATTATTTTTTTTTATTAAAATTCATCATCAAAAATACCATCAGTTGTTGTTGGTATATCTACCCTAGTATATTGCCCAATTCTTTGTTCAAAGAAATTGTTTTTAGCTGAAAGACCAATTCTCGCCATGTAATCTAATGGATTATTAACATTAAATTCAGGCTCTAAACCAAAATCTTTTAAAACAATATCGGTAACATATTTTACATATGTTTTCATCATATCGGTTGTTAAACCAATTAAACCATTTGGCATGCTATTTTCAACAAAAACCTCTTCAACTTGACAACAAGATAAAATTATTTCGCGAACTTCCTCTGGCGCTAATTTATTAATAACATAGGTGTTATATAGATTAACAGCAAATTCATAGTGTAAGGTCTCATCTCTTAAAATTAATTCATTCATACCAGCAAGACCTTCCATTTTATTTCTTGATCTATACCAAAAAACACCAGCAAAAACTGAGCTAAATGAAATACCTTCAACACAAGCGAAAGCAATTAATCTATGTACAAAAGATGGGTGATTAATCCATTTCTCAGCCCAAGATGCTTTAGCTGAAACAGCAGGTGAGGTTTCCATTGAATTAAATAAATCCATTTTTTCTTTTTCATTTTTAATATACGATTCAATCAATAATGAATATCCGTTCGCATGTACTTGTTCAATAAATGTTTGATGTCCATAAAAATATTGGGCTTCAAGTAAATCAACTTCATTTAAAAAATTTGTGGCTAAGTTATCTATAACTAAACC